GGTAATTTTACCTACAGTTCTAGCTTCAGCTTCATCATCAAAAGGATTAACTTCGTCAAACCATTGTTCTACTTCTTTAGCTGTATTAGTATCTCCAACCAAATCATAAAGTTCTGCACCTAATGATACGACACCTTTAGGAATATTCCAAAGCCCTGTTGCAACACCAGCTAATGCTGATTCAAAAAAACCAACTTCTTCTTTATCTTTTTCTTTTTTGATTGATTCTATTTCTAGAGGAACGAAACCCATGACACCTCCTATTATTCTTTACCGTCGTCTAAACCAGCCACGTCATTTTTAATTACATACTTACCTACATCACCTTTTTTATTATAGTAATATTCACCTTCGACAGGATCATCGGGCAATAAACTATAATTATAATCAGGAACTTTAGAAGCTAAAATTTTTCCAGCTATAACACCTGCTTGTCTTGGAGGAATACCTTCTTCGTTAAGTTCTTTTGCTAAATTTTCTCTTTTAGTAACTTGTGTAGATTCTCTAGTTGCTGTGCCTCGTCCTTCATCAACTATTTTAGTTATAGCTCCTTGTTTTGTATAACCTAAAGCCATTAAATCATTAATCTGTTTACGTAATGCTCCTGGTTCAATACTTTTTAAATATGCTTGAGTTCCCAATAATTTAGCTTGTCTTTCTGCATCTCTTCTATCAGACATAGCTTTTCCTAAAGTTTGTATAGCTGGTGTGCTTGCTTTACCAACAGCTCCAACTAAATCACCACCAGGTTGAGATAATAAGTTAGCACCAAATTGAGCTAAAGCTAAATATTTATTTCTTTTTTCAGAATCCTCTTCATCACCTAGTGCAGATTTAAACATATCAATATAATCTTTAACTGTTTCTTTATCAGAAGGTGTATCATCTAATTTTTGTGTAAGTGTTTCTTTAGATTCTTTTTTACTTTTTGGTAAAACAATTTCTGTATCTGCCCCCATAGCTTCTATATCTTTTGGAAAAGAAAGTCCTGTCGATTCAGGAAAAGGTATTGATTTTGGTAGTCCTGTAGAAAAATCTATGTCACTTTCTATAATATCTGCAATTTTTTTATAATTTTTTGGAGTGTATGCCTCTATTTTTTCTTGTAAAAGTTCTTCTTCTGTTTTAGGTGCAAAAGAACTACCATATGCTGAACCTGTTCGATAACCAGTCCTAGGCGTTAACCCTGCATCAGGTATAATACCTGACATAATACCAGTCATACCACCACCCATACGTTTTATTCTAGGTGTTGTTATACCACCACCCATATATTCTTCTCTTCGGGCCATGCCACCTTTTCTAAACATCGGTCTTGTTAAAGTTCTAGCCATTATCTGTTAAATATACTTCCTACTGCACTACCAACTGCAGCAAAAGGATTTTTCCCTGTTAGTCCACCGTAAAGACCAGCAAGTCCTGTACCAACTCCAAGAGCTGTTTGTAATGGACTAGCTTGTGGTGTCTGTGCTATTTGTGTTGATCCAGGGTATCCTGAAATTAATGATGCAACACCTGAACCATATGTACCTAATCTTTGATAAGGTTCATATGCTTGTGTTTGTGCTGCTTGTCTTTGTGCATCTAATACTGCTTGTGCTTGCGCTTGCTGCACGCCACCCAATCTTCCTAAACCAGATATTTGTTGTTGTGCTAGATTCTGCATACCACCACCAAGTGTTGCTTGTTGTTGCGAAATACCTAATTGACTTTGTAAATCTCTTTGTCTAGCAGCTTGTGCCTGTTGAAAACCTTGTTGTAATAAATTAGCTTGTAGTGCTGCTCTATTTCTGTCGCTATCTGATTGATACTGTGCTTGTAACACGCCTTCTCTACCACCACCGAATGCACCAGGTATACCTAATGCTTGCGCTGCTTGTGTTGCTTTTTGAGCTTGTGCTTGTCTATCAAATTCAGTTAACGCTGTATCAATAACATCTGATTGATAAGGTGACATATAAGATTGTATTGACCCTGCTACATCGGCAGCTCCTGCTCCTGTACCTGTTAATGCCGTTGCAGCATCTGCTGCAGTTGAAGCTTTTGTTAAGAACGGTTGAAAAGATCCAAGACCTGTTGCTGCATCTGTTGCTTGTTGATAAGCTGCTGTTTGTAATGCATCTTGCGCTGCAACTTGTGGTGCAAATTCAGTTGTCTTAACTGGTAATGAGGTTAACGCTGCTAGTTGCGTTCCGTAATCTCTACCTAGATCTTCTATAAATTGTGCGGGTAATGTTCTTGTTATTGTTTCAGCCATTATGCTACCTTACCTTCATTTCGTTTCATTAAATCATACATTCGTTGTGCTCCTTTTTTTATATTACCGTCTCCTGCACCTCTTACTGCATCAGCGGTCATTACGAATTCATTTTTAGATAACATTGCTGGAACGTCATCTGCTTTTTCTTTTACACCAACGGGAACAAAACCCCCTTCATCTCTGTAGTCTCTTTCCATAACACCAGCTGTGTTTCTTCTCATATTACCTGTTGGCATATCCATTATACCACCCATTGCAGATAACTTTCTATTCTTAAAAAATTTTATCACTGCGGGTAAATATTTTTTTGTTCCTTTTAATTTTTTACTTAACTCAGGTTTAGCTAAATCAAAACTTCTTACAGCATCTTCCATTGAAAGACCTTTAGGTATTTCTGCCATTTTATTAGGTAACACAGGTCCTGTTGGTTTAGGACCAAAAGGATTTATAGGTTTAGTTGGATCTTCTGATAAAGGATCTCCACCTGATTTTAAACTAACTCTGCCACCCGCTGCTCCAACAAAGTTTCTAGGTGTTAAGAATCTATAATTCTTATCAAACATTTGTGATTGACTTAATTCACCACTTTTATATTTATTTAGATCAGCTCTTATTTGATCAAAGCCAATACCTTCACCTCTATAAACATCTTGTGCTAATTCTTTTGCTTCTTCTTCTGATGCACCTTTAGACATAAAATAAGTAAGTAATCCAGCTCCACCTGTAAGTTTTGTTAATAAACTCATTTTTCCACCAGAGCCCAATAAACCTTTTGTTGCTGCTCTAGCTAAATTAGGAGGTCCACCTACTGCAGCTGTTCCAAGAAGTCCAGCTTTTAATCCACTTAACCCTCCGCCTATATTACGAAACGCAGCGGCCGGTCCACCAAAAGGTAACGTAGCTAATCCACCTATTAGTGCAGCTCTACCTACTGGACTTTTAACAACTTGTTTTGCAACGTCAACAACTTTACCTATACCTTTACCTATACCTTTAACTATCTTACCTAAAAAATATCCTTCTCTTGGAACAACGTTTGTTATCCCACCTGATGCACGTAGTTGTCTTCTTATTTGAGCTCTTGTTATCATAAATTTTTCCGTTAGTTTAAAGCAGGGATTCTACCTGAGTTTACATTATTATCTGTTTTCCACAGATAAATCAAGACTATGTTATAACTTCTCTCGGCTTAGATTCTAAAGCTGAGAGAACTACATGTAGCCTATTGGCTGTTGCCGCAGTCACTTTTAGTACCTCATTTTGTTGTAATACTAAAGGAGCTGTAAGTAATTCTGTTGTTGCATTTGCAGATATTGCTTTAGTCTTAAAAAGACTAAATACAGCATCTGATGTATCAGTAATAGTAACCGTTATAGTATCAGCATTTCCTGAATCTTCTGATACTAATATTGATTTTACAATAGCAGTTGCTGCATCAGGTACAGTATATAGTATTGTAACACTTGTTGTAGTTAAGTCTACTTTTTTATTTACGAATGAATTAGCCAAAGAAATATGCCTCCGCTTCTGCTTCGTCTTTTAAGTCTTGTTGAAAAGTTGTATTTAATTTTTGTACAATACTATCTACATCTCTAACAAATGATTGTTGCACTTGTTGATCGTATTCTTTATTAGGTTGTGTTAATGATTGTACTATTCTAGCCATTATCTTCTCCCGTCCGGTTGATAGTCTAATCTAAATGTACCAAGTTTCCAAAACTGACTAGTGCTTGTGTTATCTACTTTTAAAGAAATAGATCTAGCTCTTGCTCGTGTGTCAATTTTTTGTGTACCTGATGTCACTGTAAAAGGACCAAGCGTTGAACTAGCAGATGTGTCATTTGGAAAATCTCTTAAGTTTAATGTTATTCTTGCATCTCCTGTTTGTGATAAAAAGTCAGGTATCACTCTTCTTATTTTCATCATAAACTCACCATCACCAGCAAGTCCTTGTTGGCCTATATCAAAATCTCCAGATTCAATTGATGCAGTAATAGCACTTGTTGCTCCATCTTTAATTTGATTTAATCCTGTTTCATGTTCATAGTATGTTGAAGTTCCATCAGTGTTACCATAAACATAATTAGTATCTGTTGTAGCTGTTGTACCATCATCATCATATTCTGTTGCATGTGGTTTACCAAATACAGCAGAATCTTGCCACGCGGTTCTAGCTAATGTGCCAACAGTCCATACCGGTCTCTCGCTACTTGAATCTAGATAATTGTAAGTTACAACTCTGTTAACTGTGCCTGATCCAGAGTTAGGATAAAACCACATTACTTCGCCGAACAAATTATTTAATCCTGCATTAATATGTTGTTTAGGAATTGTATTAATATCATCAAATACATGATCTTCTACTAAACATGGTAATGATTCTAGTTTACCTGTATATCTAAAAAAACCATTTTCTGACATCCAATACGCAGCACCATCAACTTCAACAGCTGCATTCTTACCAATCAATCCACAGTTAGTACCAACTTGTTGAAACGAGAATGTAAATGGTGGACCTACAAATCTCATAATAAATAATGCAGTATCTGTCCAAATATAAATTGCATCACGACCTCTGATTGCTCCAACAATTTTAGAACCATCTGAAAGTCTTTGTGTACCTGCAGTGTTTGTTGATGTTGGCGTGTACGTATTAATATCTTCTTGAGACGAGAATCTTATAAACATTGGATCTTGTGTTGCTTTTGTACCAATAGTTGTTTCTGTTCCAAAAAATACCACGTGTCTATCAGGTGTTGATACTAAACTAAATTCTGATGCAGTAGGTGCACCTGATATAATTGTTGCTCTTGTTTCATTAGCTGCAGTTGGATTTGAATCCCATTCAAAACTTTCTCCACCTGTTATAGTTGCAACAAGTTTATTACCAAAATTATCTAATGACCATAAACCAGGCGCTGTTACAACGTCTCCAGATGCTGCGGCGTTCCATGCAAAAAAGTTTGATGCATCAGTTACCGTATCGCCCGATGAATGCGCTGCAGCAGTAGTTCCGTTTGCTCCTCTTGTTAAACCAGATAATGTTCCACTACTATTACCTGTATAAGTAATCAACTCATTATTAATTAAAACTGTTCCTGATGATGGAAATGAAGTTGAACTTGCCATTGTTAAAGAAGTTACACTATTATTAATTCCTGAAGATAAAGTCGAAGTAAATTCACCTAAAGCAAAACCACCCCATGGACCAAGTCCCCAACCTGTAGAAGCTACCTCTACTGCGGGTCCAACTGGATAATAATGTTTAACACGAATACCTCCAGAAGTAGATGCTCCTGATCCTGATTCATTCGATCCAACATCAATTGTAAGAGTTGTAGTTGAAGGTATAGTTGTTACCATAAATTTATTATCATCAAAATTTGATGAACCAAAATTAGAATTTGTAATAGAAGTAAAGTTATCTAGTAATATAATATCAAATTTATTTATATTGTGAGCTGATGAAAATGTTAATGTTACTACTGAAGATCCATTAGTTGTAGAAAAAGCACTAGTTAAAGTTGTTGTAGCTTTAATTGGATGTATGTCATAAAAAATACCACCAGAATATGCATATAAAATTCTATTCGTACCAAGCACTGCATATTTAATTCCTGATGTATTGACAAAATGATGAATAGCTGTATTTCTTCCTGTAATATCAACTGATCCTAATTGTGCCCAACCCCCTATTTTTTCAGGTGAGCCATATCTAAATCTAACATTATCTCCACTAACCCATTGGCTCTCGCCGCCCGTTGATGTGACTTGTTTATTAAATCCAGGTGCAAATTTTATTTTTTGTAACATAATTATCTTTCTACTAAAACCCAGCTAGTTGAATCTTCATTCCAATGATATTGTCTTTCTTGACTTGCATCAGATGGATAAGCAACAGGTGATTCCCAACGACAAGTATCATTATTTAATGTCCATGAATCATATGGTTTATTTGGTATAAAAGCATCTTTGTCTGCATCATATGTATAACCTTTTCCAGCATAATTTTTTCTTGTTCCATCTTTATAAGTTTGTTTCCAATTAGAATGACCATGAAGATCAGTTAAAAAATCTATTCCAGCTTGTTCGTCAGTTGCAACGTCATCGTGAAGTGAGTGAACTGCCACAACAACATTATCATCGTTTAATTTTGTAAAATATGCCATTATGCTGTGTAGCTCCCATCACCTGTAAATTTTAAAACTGTATCTGAACCATCTGTTGTAACTGTTGGAGAACCTGATGTAGTCCCTGTATAGATTGCAGTTGCCATTCTTAAAACTACAATACCAGAACCTCCGCCTCCGCCGTCTCCACCTCCTGATGGAGCAACAGAAAATGATCTTCCGCCTCCGCCACCACCAGTATTGGCAGTTGCATCACAGAATCCATCATCACGATTAGCATAAGCACCACCTTTTCCGCCACCACCTTGTGTTCTTCCATGATTAACTGTATCATCATCATTTCCATTAACATCTTGATTATTTTCAGCAGATCCTCCGCCGCCTCCAGCATAATAAACATTTGTTCCAGTTTCTATAATATCGTTTGCAAGACCAACTCCACCATTTCCACCTCTTGCGTTTGTACCTGTTTGACCAACAGCACCAGCACCTCCTCCGCCACCAGCTCCATAAACTCCTCCATTTCCAGGAGTATTATCGTGGATACCACCAGCATTTCCAGTACCTCCGCCTGTTGCAGCTCCAGCACTGGTATTTCCGTTAGTTGAACCACCGCCTCCGCCTCCGGATCCACCATCTCGTCCAGAGTAAGCAGGTGTGCCGATATTACCGTCTCCAGTATTACCACCATGTCTTGATCCACCTCCTCCTCCATCGGAAGTAAGTGTTGAAATTCCTGTTCCAGATAAAACACTATCATTACCATCAGCTCCAGGATGAATTTCTGCATCTTCAGCAGCTCCACCACC